CGAAACAGAAATGGACAGACAGCGTCTGGTCTATATTCTCTTTTTATCCCAATGGAGTGGAACTACGAAGGATTTATTGATGAGCACGGCAGCCCAGTCTTCAATACTCCGGATTATGACGTCTTCGACCCACATGGGGAATTAATAGATATAGGAGTTATAGACAGTTGGCAAAACGAAGCTGACGGTTTAAGAAACGATCAAGACGCATTAAACGAATTTTATAGACAGTTTCCAAGAACTACTGAGCACGCGTTTAGAGATGAAACTAAAAATTCTATTTTTAACCTTGTTAAACTATATGAACAAATAGATTACAACGAAGAAATGTCTAACACATTAGGTATAACTAAAGGTAATTTTCAATGGGTTAACGGTATAAAAGATTCGAAAGTAATATTTTATCCAGATCCTAAAGGTAGATTTAAAATAAGCTGGGTGCCACCATCTAATATACAAAACAAGGTTGTAATTAAAAATGGTATAAAATGGCCTGGTAACGAGCACATGGGCGCTTTTGGTTGTGATAGTTATGATATATCAGGAACAGTAGATGGTGTAGGTTCTAAAGGTGCGCTACACGGGTTAACCAAGTTCTCAATGGAAGATGCTCCCGCTAATAGCTTTTTTTTAGAATATTTAGCAAGACCACAAACAGCAGAGATATTTTTTGAAGACGTATTAATGGCACTAGTATTTTATGGTATGCCTATACTTGCAGAAAACAATAAGCCTCGTTTGTTGTATTATTTAAAAAGAAGAGGCTACAGAGGTTATAGCATGAATAGGCCTGATAAAATATGGAACAAATTATCTACAGCTGAAAAAGAAGTAGGTGGTATACCTAACTCTAGCGAAGACATAAAACAAGCACATGCCGCTGCAATTGAGATGTATATACAAGATCACGTAGGTATAAAACAAGATGGGACTTTTGGCGATTGCTATTTTAACGAGTTGTTAAATGACTGGGCTAAATTTGATATAAACAAAAGAACAAAGCATGATGCATCTATTAGTTCTGGTTTAGCTATTATGGCTAACAATAGGCATCTTTACAGACCAAATGCACCAATACAAAAACCTAAGTTAAACTTAAGTATTGCAACTTATAGTAATAAAGGCAGTACATCTAAACTAATTAAAAAATAAATATGGCAGAGTCTGTTGTACAAAATTATTTTCCAAGCCAAGTTGTTAGCGATGCTGAAAAGCAAAGTGAAGAGTATGGTTTAAAAGTAGCTAAAGCTATTGAAGCTGAATGGTTCAATAATGATAATACAAATAAATACGAAAAACATAATAATGATTTTCACAAACTAAGGTTATATGCTAGGGGTGAACAATCAATACAAAAATACAAGGACGAGTTATCCATAAATGGTGATTTGTCCTATTTAAATTTAGACTGGAAGCCGGTACCTATTATACCTAAGTTTGTAGATATAGTAGTTAATGGTATTGCAGAAAGAACATATGATATAAAGGCATATTCACAAGATCCATACGGAGTTGCTAAAAGAACTCAATACATGGAAGACGTTTTGTTAGACATGGAGATGAAAGAGTTTGACCAAGCAAACATGTCAGAATTAGGTCTTAATACTAGACAAACAGAAATACCTTTACCTGAGACTCAAGAAGAGCTAGCGTTACACATGCAGTTAACTTATAAACAAGCTGTTGAGCTAGCAGAGGAACAAGCGTTAAACGTTTTGTTTGAAGGCAACAACTACGAGTTAATTAAAAAACGTTTTTATTATGACCTTACAGTGTTAGGTATTGGCGCTGTAAAAACTACTTTTAATGCCTCTAGAGGCGTTGTTGTAGACTATGTTGATCCAGCTGATTTAGTATACTCTTATACTGAGTCTCCTTATTTTGATGATATATATTACGTTGGTGAAGTTAAAACTATACCTTTAAACGAGTTAATATCGGAATTTCCAAACCTTACACAACAAGAATTAGAAGATATTGTTAAAAACAAATCTCACAATAGAAATAATCGACACACTAGAAGCTTAGCTAAAAACAACGACAACAACACAGTGCAAGTTTTATATTTTAACTATAAAACGTACATGAACCAAACTTATAAAGTTAAAACAACTGGTAGTGGTGCAACAAAAGTTATACCTAAAACAGATGCTTATAACCCGCCTAAAGATATGGACGGTGATTTTGGTAAACTACAAAACTCAATAGAAGTTCTTTATGATGGTGCTATTATAATTGGTACTAAAAAAATGTTAAAGTGGGAGTTAGCTGAAAACATGGTCAGAGAAAAAAGTAATTTTACTAAAGTTAAAATGAATTATGCTATTGTAGCTCCTAGAATGTATGAGGGTAGAATAGAAAGCTTGGTTAGTAGAATAACTGGTTTTGCAGATATGATACAGCTAACTCATTTAAAGTTGCAACAAGTGTTATCACGCATGGTACCAGATGGTGTTTACTTAGATGCTGATGGTCTAGCCGAAGTTGATTTAGGTAATGGTACGAACTACAACCCGCAAGAAGCTTTAAATATGTTTTTTCAAACAGGATCTGTTATAGGTAGGTCTTACACTCAAGAAGGTGATATGAATGCTGGTAAAGTACCTATTCAAGAAATTACATCAGGTAGTGGTGGAAATAAAATGCAAGCTCTTATTGGTAATTACAACTACTATTTACAAATGATAAGAGATACTACCGGGTTAAACGAAGCTAGAGACGCTGCTACACCTGATAAAAATGCTTTAGTAGGAGTGCAAAAATTAGCCGCGGCAAACAGTAACACTGCTACAAGACACATACTACAAGCTGGCTTGTACTTGACAGCTGAAACAGCGGAGTGTTTATCACTTAGAATATCAGATGTTATAGAGTACTCTCCAACCAAAAACGCTTTTATACAATCTATAGGTGCTCACAATGTAGCTACACTAGAGGAGATGAAAGAATTACATTTATATGATTTTGGTATATTTTTAGAGTTAATGCCTGATGAAGAGGAAAAGCAAGTTTTAGAAAACAATATACAAATGGCTCTTCAACAACAAAACATAAATTTAGAAGACGCTATAGATGTTAGAGAAATTAAAAATGTTAAAATGGCTAATTCTTTGTTAAAAATAAGAAGAACTAAGAAAGAACAAGCAGATAGACAGTTGCAAATGGAAAATATACAAGCACAGTCTCAGTCTAACGCCCAAGCAGCACAGCAAGCAGCACAGGTTGAGGTTCAAAAGCAACAAGCAATGACTCAGTCTAAAATAGAGTTAGAGCAATCAAAAGCACAACTTGATGCTCAAAAAATGCAACAAGAAGTTGCGTATAAAAAAGAACTTATGCAAATGGAGTTTCAGTATAACATGCAGTTAAAAGGCATGGAAAATGACACTGTAAATAGTAGGGATAAAATGAAGGAAGATCGTAAAGATCAAAGAACAAAAATTCAAGCGTCTCAACAAAGTGAGATGATTGATCAAAGAAAAAGTGGTAAAGCACCTAAAAACTTTGAGTCCGCAGGTAATGATATAGTAGGTGGCGGATTTAACTTAGAGGCTTTTGAGCCTAGATAAAAATTATTAACTATTATTATATTATATTATGGAAGCAAAAAATGAAAACGTAGTTGAAGAAACTACACAAGCAACTGAACAACCAGTTCAAGAAACAAAAAAACCAAACATTAACGAAGATGGCGACTACGTTGTCAACTTAGACACACCAATAGAAAATGAAACCAAAGAAAAAACTACAGAAGATAACGCTGACGACAGCAGAGTGGTTAGAGTCGATGAAAATACCGACGCCACACAAGAACAAAAAGAAGTACCAGAGGAAACCGAAACACAGGAAGACAGTCCAGTATTAGAAGAAATAACTGACGAGGAAGTTAAAGAAAAAGTTGAAGAAGTTGAAGAAGCTGTGGCTGAAGCTCAAGAAACTGGAAAAGCAATACCTGAGAATTTACAAAAAGTTGTAGATTTTATGGAAGAAACTGGTGGTACATTAGAAGACTACGTACGTCTTAACCAAGATTTTTCTAGTTATGACGACATGACAGTACTCAGAGAGTACTATAAACAAACTAAATCTCACTTAACATCAGATGAAATAGAATTTTTAATTGATGATTCTTTCTCATACGACGAGGAGGTTGATGAAGATAGAGATATAAAAAAGAAAAAAATAGCGTTAAAAGAGCAAGTTGCCAACGCTAAAAGCCACTTAGACGGGCAAAAGTCTAAATACTATGAAGAAATTAAAGCAGGGTCAAAGTTGACTCAAGAACAACAAAAAGCTGTAAACTTCTTTAATAGATATAACAAAGAGTCAGAAGCAACTAAAATAGTTGTAGACAACAACACTAAGGTTTTTGAACAAAAAACAAATAGCTTGTTTAACGATAAATTCAAAGGATTTGAGTATAACGTTGGAGAAAAAAGATATAGGTTTAATGTTAAAGACGTTGGTAGGGTAAAATCAGAGCAAAGCGATCTAAGTAATTTTATGACAAAGTTTGTTGATAAAAGCGGGGCGTTAATAGATGCTAAGAACTACCACAAATCGTTGTACACAGCTATGAACGCTGACGCAATTGCAAATCATTTTTACGAGCAAGGAAAAGCCGATGCAACTAAGCAAACTATTGCAACAGCTAAAAACGTCAATATGGACCCAAGAGGAGCTCATAAAGAAATTGTTTCGGGTGGAATGAAAGTAAAGGTGTTAGGTAACGATTCTTCTGATTTTAAGTTTAAAATTAAAAACAATAAATAAATTATAAATTTAAAAATTACAAATTATGGCAATTTCAAACCCTGGTTTGTTGTTAAATAGTGTACCTGCTTCACAGAAGGTTGCATTATCAACAAACTACTTAGACCTTTCATCTTCGGCAAACGAGGGATGGGGTCAACAATATGTACCAGATCTTATGGAAAAAGAAGCTGAAGTTTTCGGACCGAGAACTATTTCAGGATTTCTTGCACAAGTAGGAGCTGAAGAGGCTATGACAGCTGACCAAGTTGTTTGGTCTGAGCAGTCAAGACTACATTTATCTTACAAAGGTAACATGTCTGCAGAAGATGTATTTACAGTTACTTCTGATATAGACGGTAACACAGATGCAAATTCAAGTTTTGTATCTGCTAATCATGGTGTTAGAGTTAACGATACTGTTCTTATTGCAAATGCAAACGGTGTTTTCAAAGCAATTGTTACTACAATTACAAATGCTGCGATTACAGTAACAGCTTATGACAATGGAAGAATAGCTGCGCTAACTACTGCTGGAGCAACAACTCTATTAGTTTATGGTTCTGAATATGGAAAAGGAAGTGGTTACTCAGAAAACACTCCTAACACAGTTGCTAAAAGACAGAACAATGCTCACTCTGCTAACGAGCCAGACTTCAAAACTTTTACTAACAAGCCTATTATTATGAAGGATTACTACGAGATCTCAGGATCTGATGCTTCTAAAATTGGTTGGGTAGAAATTTCAACTGAAGGTGGTCAAGGTGGTTACTTATGGTACTTAAAAGCTGAGTCTGATACTAGAGCTCGTTTTAATGACTATATTGAAATGGCAATGCTAGAAGCTGTTAAAGGTGATTCATCTAACAATAACGCTGTTGATACACACTTAGGACATGCAGGAACTTCTGTAGGTACTGAAGGTTTATTCGCTGCTATTGAGTCAAGAGGTAATGTTACTACTGGTGTTAATGGTGTTAACGCTGCTACTGATTTAGCTGAATTTGACGCTATTTTAGCTGAGTTTGATAAGCAAGGTGCTATTGAAGAATACATGATGTTTGTTAACAGAAACACTAGCTTAGCTATGGACGATATGTTAGCTTCAATGAATTCTTACGGTGCTGGTGGTACATCTTACGGTGTATTCAACAACTCTGAAGACATGGCATTAAACTTAGGTTTCACTGGTTTCAGAAGAGGGTCTTACGATTTCTACAAGTCTGACATGAGATACTTAAATGACAAAGCTACAAGAGGTGGTATTAATGCTGCTAACGCTGCAAATGCTATTAGAGGTGTCATGGTTCCTGCTGGTACTTCTTCAGTTTACGATCAAACTGTTGGAGCTAGTATGAAAAAGCCTTTCTTACATGTACGTTACAGAGCTTCTCAAACTGATGATAGAAGAATGAAAACTTGGACTACTGGTTCAGTTGGAGCTGCTACATCTGCTTTAGACGCAATGCAATTACACATGTTAACTGAAAGATGTTTAATTACACAAGGTGCTAACAATTTCATGTTAATGAAATAAGCACTATTTACACTAAAGAACCGGGGCTTCGGCCTCGGTCCTTTTATTTATTAATTTTATTATATATTATATTATGGCAAAAACAACAAAAAAAGCTTACGCAGGAGACCCTGGTGATGAGCACGTAGAAAAAATAGTAACACCGGTTATGGAAACTCCAAAACCAAAAGTAAAAGTAAAATCTGAACCTAAAAAACCAGCTTGGGAAATAAAAGACAGAGTTTACAATTTAAAAAGCAAAACTAAGCCTTTGTCTTATATGTTGAAGTCTTCAGGTATATACTGGTTTGACGAAGAAAAAGGTTACGAAAGAGAACTTAAGCACACTTCAAATCAAAGAACTCCTTTTGTTGATGAAATGGTTGGGGATCAAAGGCTAGATCATATTGTATTTAGAAACGGAGCTTTACACGTACCAAGAGAAAAAACAGTTTTGCAAAAATTATTATCTTTATATCACCCGCATATAGGTAATATATACACTGAGTACAAACCTGAAGCCGAAGCAGCTGATGAAATAGAAATGTTAGAGTTAGAGGCTGATGCAATATTAGCAGCTAGAGAAATGGACATTGATATGGCAGAAGCTATTATGAGAGCAGAAATTGGTTCTAGGGTTTCAGAGATGAGTTCTAAGGAACTTAAAAGAGATTTGCTACTATTTGCTCGTAACAATCCTGAGTTGTTACTAGATCTTTTAAATGACGATAACGTTATGTTAAGAAATTTTGGTATAAAAGCAACTGAAATGGGAATATTAAAATTATCTAGTGATCAAAGAACATTTATGTGGGGATCAAATGATAGGAAATTGTTAAACGTTCCTTTTGATGAGCATCCATATTCAGCTTTAGCCGCTTGGTTTAAGACTGATGAAGGTATGGAAATATATGCAAATATAGAAAAACAATTAAAATAATCAAACTGTAGGAGCGGTCGCTCTTCGGGGCGATCGCAAACTACAATAAAAAAAATATGGCAATAAGTATAGATACAGTATATCAAAAAGTATTAGCACTCGCTAACAAAGAACAAAGGGGCTACATAACTCCACAGGAGTTTAACTTATTTG